TCATCGCCTTCTAAAGAAACATAATAAACTAAATCGTTTGTCGGACCACTACTACTTCCAGTAACTTCTAAGTTACCAGCAACTTTGACTGCTCCTGCTTGTGGAGTAAGTTCGATAGTACCGTCATTGTTAATAATAAGTTCATTGTTGTCAATTTTTCTTGAGTATATCGACTGCTTCTTAATATATTCCATTTAAACTTCCAAATAACTAATCGTTGCACTCAATCTGTTTGAGTCGGGACTATTTAAAACAACACTGTCCCCTTCTTCTAATATTAGACGTTCAGTATTAAACGAAAATGTTTCTTGTGCTGGCATTGCAATCGTATTTAAAACTTTGTTTGCATTAGTTTTTGATTCACCGCTTGGTATAACGTGCATATCAAAACTACTTCCAAACGAAGCATCGGTTGTTGTTGCATAGTTGCAAACAACAATTGTAGTAATTGCATATTTTTTCTCTGCCGGCACTAACAGTATTGTTGTGTCTGTTGCTAATATTAGATTACTTGCAATGGCCATTTTGTTTTCCTTTAAAAAATTATACTATACAATAGTGCTTTGTTTCTACTGATAATTTCATCTGTAGTTGAGTTTTGATTGATAAAAAATATACCAGTTCCTCCGTCAGCTTCTGCTTTACCATAAAGTTTAACTCCATCAGTTGGTGCATCAGGATCTGTTGTAATAGGAAATAATGCTGGAGTTCCAAACTCTACACTTCCTGTTCCGCTGCCCTGCACTTTAAGATTTGAATTTTGGTTTATAGTTGAAATTGTGTTAGTTGTTATACCGACTTCAAGTAATTCAATACTTGCTTGATAAAAACGTGCTACTTCGCTACTATCAACTGTAATAAGAGCTAAACTTGCACTGCTTGTTTCGTCTTGGTCTGCTACACTTACAGTTGTGTCACCGCTTTCGATTGTATCAGTAAAGTTGTATGTGTTATACGCTTTAACATAATCTTTAACAGCTTTTACGTTTGGTATATGATCGTCATCTGTTGGCGCACTAAGTCTATCAGGTAGGTTTACGTTTGGCTGAATTACACCATTAACGTAAGGCCAAAGTTGTTCTTCATAACTAACTGTTCCAGTTACAGTTACAACATTAGTCCCTTCACCTAATAAAACTAAATTGTCACTTCCAAATGTTCCAACAAAATTTGTAAAAACACCTATTGTTTCGTTATTCTGGTCTTTAAATGCCCACGCACCTTTATCGCCAATGATTCCACCGCTTCGAGAGTCGTACCAATCAAGGTCTTCGTCGTACAATAATTTAGCATCAGGAAAATTCCCTCTGTCTACAATTATTCCAGCTGTTTCAGTTCCATCAGGCCCTGTTGAAACTCCGTTACCACTTTCACCATTGTTAATGGTAATTGTTTTATCAGTAACAGCTAATTCCGATGTGTTAATAGTAGTTTGACTACCAACAACATTAAGATCGCCGTAAAAGTTAAACGTGCCGGTAGTTGCTGGAGACAATCCATCTCCAGCATTAAATTCTACTGTGCCACCAGGATTAACTGTGACTTTATATAGATCTACACTGTGTTCAAGTATTTTGGCGCTAGACATTTAATGCTCCTTTAGATTACTGAGAATCTACATTTGCACCGGCATCGCCTGCTGCTGGGTGGAACCCTGCTGCCCAACGAACGTTTGCTACGTTTGCTGTTCCGCCTTCATACTGAATTGTTCTATTGCGTAGTTTAGTTACTTGTACAGTTGTTGAATCTTCTAAGATTGCATCGATTCTAAATTCGCCTGCTGCTAGTGCGCCGTTGGCTTTATTCACTAGTGTCATCACTTCACCAGTTGCTGCATCGCCTGCATCTGAATCAAGTCTTACTAAAAATTTATTTGTTGATCTTTGTGATACAATGTGTGCTGCTGTTGTTGCTTCTGCACCACTTGTAAAAAAGTGGCGTGTTGCTGCGATACGGCCTGTTCCAAACCCTATCAAATCTTTATTAATTGGACGTCCCATTGTTTTCTCCTTATGTTGACGTTCTAGGTCTACGCGGTGGGACCGCATAAGTCCTTATCAAGGTTCTCTATTCCTCTGACAAAAGTATTTATCCATTTTAATAAAATGGGTGTTTACTCATTTAATTCAATATCTGTTGCAAAGGATCTTCCGTTCTTTTCTACAACATAATATTTTATTCTGTCTCCGATTGCATATTCTTTGCGACCATTCTTAATAACAATGTCTCTACGAGTTTGCCCAAATTCGTCAGGTCTAACAATAGCGTTGCTTCCGGTATATTTAAATATTTGACCAGTTTTCATTATACTCTCCTATAGTATATTTACTCAATAAAAAAGGCCCCGTAGGGCCTTTTCCATTAACATTTGACTTTAACTTAGCTGAAGCTTAGGTTGCCGGTTGTTACGCCAACTTTACTTAGGTAGTCAGCTGCGTTACCTAGAGACGAAGCAGTGTTGCTTAGTTCTACATAACCGTAGCGTGTCATAAATGATACTACTGGCTCAAATGTGCCTGGATCTAGAACAACACCTGAACTCATTAGTGGGATGTATGGGCAATAGAATGCCGCTGCATCTGATTCACTAGTACCTTTGTAACCAACAAGAACGTCATCAGTTGAAGAATATGTGTTTACATAAATCTTCATTGCGTTGTTCAATGTACCAACCAT